AATGTCGCTGAAGATGGTGAATGTTACGCCCGTACCTGGCATTGCCTGCTGTACTGGTTGTACGTCTGCTGCCTGGTCGAAGAGGAGTTCTGAACGAAGGGCGAAGTACGCCAAACGGTCAAATGCTACCTGGTCTACGGACAGTGACGAGGTTGTTGTTTCGCCTGCCATTTTAATTTATCCTTTGGTTTAGAGGTTTATGAGTTATCTATTGCTGCTCGTGCCTCTGCCAAAATTCTTTCAACTTCTCGTGGCGACTCTGCTTCTTCCAAACGTCGCGCCCAATCGACTGGAGGCTGTGCGGTTTGTGAACCTGCCGCTATTTTTGCGGTTCGGTTCCAAGCCTTTGCCTCATCGGTTTGGGATGGTGCTACGGGTGGACTAATCAATTGCGCCTCGACGGCAGCCTCACGGATTGCTTCTGGGGTTAGTTCGCCGTCGTATCCTTTGACAAAGTACTTTGCCATCGGTGAGGTTGGGTCAATACCCGCTTTCACGAAGGCTAGTTCTCGTCTTTCGGATTCGGCTTCCGCAAGAAGTTTTTTGGCTTCTGCGTTTTCCTTTTCCAGTTGCTTCATCCTTGCCCGCAACGGATTGCGAGTTTCGGTTTCTTCCAGTTGGTCTTCGTCGTAGTTGTCAAACTGTGACATTATGGCACGCTCCTTTTGCCCACATCACATCGGAGGGAAGTGATGGCTGCTTAGTTGATTGGTACACCCCGTATGCGCCGTGCGAGTCGGGGGGCGCCCGCACAGGTTCCTACTGTTCAAAGTATCGTTCGTTACATTATCCTGTTGTAAGACAGAATGCAATCAGGCTACTGCCCGACGGTACCGAGTCCTGCTTGTCCGCCTGTTTCGAATGAGGCTTGACGTCGGCGTCGTGTTGTTGCTATTCGTTGTGTTGCTGCACCGCTTGTGCCAAATGTTCCTGCGATGAGTTCTTCTTGGGTGAGTGCTTGTTCGCCAACCAACGGGTTGAGTAGTTCTTGTTGCTGGTTGATTTGGGCGAAGCCTTGTTGGGCTTGTGATTCGGTGATACCTTGTAGAGCCAGTGACTCTGCTTGGCTGACGTTGAGTCCGATTCCTGCTTGTTTGCGCGATTGTGCAGCAATTTCTGCGGCACGTGCGGAACGTACTACTGCGTCCTTGGTCTTGGTTGGGTCAATAAAGTAGGCGGCAAGTGTGCCTTCATCTAGCCCGTATAGGGTTTTAAGTTCGTTAACTACTGCTGGGTCAGCATTCTTGACTGCGGCATAGCCCTGTTGTACACGGAATTGGATTTCGTCTGGGCTGATGTCGTTGGCGATGAATGTTTCAAAGTCTTCTTTGCCGTTGTAAAAGTCGTTTGGCATCCCAGCCGCGTTCAATACCTGACGGTACGAGGATTCCAACTGGAGGTATTGGGATACTGAGTAGGCTGGTTTGTTCGCGGCGCGGCGTGCTTCGTTTCCAGCAAAGCGTCGTCTGAATGCTTCTGATTCGCGCAACTGGATTCCGATGTCGTCGATGGTGGATGCGCCTGTGATGCGTCGGTCTGCGAGTGCGGTCTTTACGTCTGCGAGTAGGGCTGGCTCATCCATACCGTAATACTTTAGGGTGGCTGCAAGAATGCTCGATGCGGTTTCTGTGTCTTGCTGGTTCTGTTGGCTATTGAAGTTGCGGATGATTTTACGTACATCGTCTTCAGTCACGCCGCCGCCGCCACCATCAGATTCTTCTGGTGCCAAAACCCGTTTAATGTAACCATCATCAAACTCTGTAACTTGCATGCGGTTAGCGCCACTACCTTCAAAGTAGGTTCTGATTGCTTTACGAGGAGCAACATCTCCGCCACCTGTAGGGAATTCCCTGTTAGCCATGCGCTCCTGGATGCCGAACATGTCACTCATTAGATAATCCTTCCGAATGCCTGAGCCAAGTTATTAGCGAGACTACGTGCTTCGCTCTTGGCGTTCTCTGTCTTCTCCCAACCATAGCGGGAATCAGTACGCAACAACTTTTCCCACTCACCTGTGGTCATGGCACGCTTCTTGCCTTCTTCGCCAAATGACAACGCAACCTCATAGTCGCCCTGTGACATGTCAATAGTGTTTGGGTCTACTTCTAAGAGTTTGGCTGCTGTCTGCTTGTAGTTGCCTGCCAAGTCTTCAAGGGTTACACCTTGGTCGATGAGGTCAGCGAGATGCCCGTAACGTTTCTTAGCAATTTCGCGTTGCTGGCGTTGGAAATCTGCTGTCGTAATTCCACCCGTAAGTACGCTTTCGATGCTGGATTGTGGTGCGCTATTAAAGAAATTTTTAGCAATCAACTGCACATTCAAATAGTCGTTTCCTGCGGTAGCACGCTTAATTGATGTTGGGTTGGCATAGGTTCCGTCAGGGTTTTTGCGGAATACTTCCTTGTAGGTTTCAGCCTTTAAGGTTTCGCCTGTCCATCCAAAGTTGATTGAGTCGGTAACGAACTTCGAAAAGTCCGTGCTATCAAAGCCAAGGTCGCCAACAATTTTTTTGATTTCTTTTACTTTGCCCGATGTGGCTAATTCGTTATAGAAGTCAACACCCTGGAGTTCAGCAGCAAAACGTGCCTGACCCTCGGTTGATAAATAGTATTTCTCGTCGTGAGCCTTTTGAAGCAAGGCAAATAGTTGTGGGTATTTGGTGCGGTCTTGGTCTAGCAACCATGCTTTTGCTGGGAATGTAGAACGGAATGATGCTTCCCAATCGGTTGATGGTGCGGCTGGGGTTGCAATATATTCTTTGCGCAACACCGCCCTATTTGCTGGGGTGTCTTCAAGTTTGCGTTTGAGTAGTTCGGCATCAACAAATGCTTTTCGTGCATCTTGTGCTGGGGTGGTTTTGACTACTGCAGGACCGCCACCTCCGCCGCCCGCAGTTGGAACAACCTTTGCTTTTTCTGTGACACTGCCGTCAACATAGGTTGTCTGAATTACGGTAACGCCGTTCTTAACAACTTCCTTTGTACTTTTTACAACAAGGGTTTCATCAGCAGCAAGACGTTTAGCGGTTGCTGCTTGCGCGGCACGTTCTGCGGTGTCTGCTGTCCTTGGACTTATGGTTGCACCGCTTGTTGCAGTTGTACGGTCTGCACGGTCAGCAATAATCCTGTCACCTGCTGTTCGTGCTGTTGCTGGTACGCTGGTTACGGGTTTGGCTGTCGTGTCGCGAGTCATACCCGTGTCCGTGAATACAACAGTCTTAGGAGTCTTTACCCCTCCCTTGATTGCTGCATCTTCAGCACGGCTTAGGTTGCTCAAAGCATCCTGATACCTTTGCTTGAAAGGCTTAGATGTTGTTGGGCTTACAGTGAGTTCTTGGGTAAGAGTTGACCATGCTTCTTCGGCAAGTTGTTTTGCAGTTTGCAAATCTTGTTGCAAAGTATTTTGTTTTACTGTTTCATCAGCAGTTGGTTTTGGTTTACGAGCATTATAAGCGTCACCAAAGTCTGAAGCGATGTTTGCCAGTCGTCCTACATAGGAGATAGCCTCATTGTATGTATAGGTTTTGCCTTTGAATTTAACTGTTTCACCATCTGGTGAGTTAACAATTGCTTGTTCAAGAACGCTTTTGTCAGTTGATGCATTTTCTTGTGCTTGTTCAATTTCGGTAAGCGACAATTTCGGGTAAAGGTTCTTTTCACGTTTCTTGAATACAACATATTTTAAGAATTCATAAACGTCGGTTATTGCACCCCAGTCTTGAGGTGCGTCTTTAACTTGGAAATTCCCTGCCAGCCATTGTTCAGTCAGATATTTTTTGACTGTATCTGGCATGCCAGAGTCTTTAATAAATGGTGGTATCTCTCTTCCCTTAGAAGATACGGTGCTGTAATCTTTTTCCTGGTCAGTAGACATTATGCAAGTCCTTTAATTGATTTGTCAAGAATATCGAACAACGACAACATGCCAACCGAAGCAGCCTCAGCACCATACTGCTGTTCAATTTGTGCTTCTGCTGCATTGGCAATAGATGGTGCTTTCGGACCGCCTCTTGCTTCAGTAATTTCCTGACCTTCAAAGGCTTTTACAAACTTTTCAATTACTTCTGGTGGAAGTTGGCGTCCAAGTATTGTGCTACTGACAGTTCTGAATATCGCGCGAGTGTCTTGTTTAGGTGTGGTTCTGATTGCTTTGCCACCACCACCGCCCTTAAAGGTGGTAAGAAACTGGCTGTATGCAACATCGGAAGTAACGCCTTGCGAGTTGGCATAACGCAAGAAGTCTCCCATTGCGGAGAAGTCTTTGCTATCGAACCCTGTTGGTGATGGTTTGCCTGAACCGTATAGCCCACGGGCTGCAAGCGAGTTAAGAAATGCTTGGCGTTCTACCAAGTCCATTTTTGCTAGTTCGGCGTATGCCTCTTTTGATGGGTCATACTGTCCGCGGGTGATGATACCTCTAGAGTCGACAAGGTTTTGACCGACATAGCCAAATGAGGTTGGTCCAGCGATTTCACGTGCGCGAGCAGAGGTTGTTTCGGTGGGGGAAACTGGGGTGGTGCTTACGACGTCGCCTTCCCCTGGGGTAAATCCTGCAAGGGTTGCGCCTTTAACTTGTCGTACTTGTAGTTTTTGTTTTGGGTCTAAGCCTGATGTGCCTGCGGATAGACCTGGGGCTTCGGCACCTGGTTGTGTTTGTGTCTCGTCAAAACTCATTAATCTACCTCTGCTGCAAGTTTATCTTCAAAAATACGGGCGAATTCTGGTGTTCTCTGGATAAGCACTTGTGCAATACTACCCAACCAGTCGCGCAACGGTTCGGCTCTTGTAGAATCAAGGCTCTTTAGGTTGACTGCACCTGCTTGTGCTAGGGCTTTATCGCGTGCAGCAATGTACTCCTTGACTGCTTGTGCAACATCGTTGTCGGCGAGACGCTCGTCTTGCACAGCGAATTTAAGTTCACTTACAAAGGATTCGAACTGTCCTGGGTTGAAGTCTGCCTTGATAGGGAAACCTGGGTATTGGCTGTTGAGATACTTGCGCCATTGACCGAGCCAGTCACGTTGTTCTGTGCTGATTCTGTCGCCTAACTGGTTGCGCTTGGAACGGTAAACGGCTGCACCGAGTCGGTATTGTGCTGCGGCGACCATCTCTGGGGCTGTCAGACGGCGGCGTTGACCTTTTTGTAGTTGACGGTTCCAAGTTTCAAATGAGAAGTCGTCTCCACCTGGGGCGAAGTAGCCTGCGGTTTGGCTGTATTGGCTGAATAGGTCGCCGTTGTTACGTTGCCAGTTACCGAATGCTTCGGATGCTTCTAGTCCACCTGCGATTGGTTCTGTCTTATGACCGAGGTAGATGAATGCGTTTTCTCCGAAGGTTTCGATGAAGCGTTGTACGGCGTTGTCTGGGTTTTCGCTTTGGAACTTGTAGAACTCTTGGGCGATTGCCGATGCGGTGATGTCTCCGCCTTGGGTTTCTAGACCAAAGTCAATTTGTGGTGATGCTGGTCCTGTGAACTGGAACAATGCTCGTAAGCCTGCAAGGATTCGTGCTTTACTTTTGGCATCTGCATACAGTTTGGCTGTGTCGTTAGGGTCGGTCAGGTCATATTCTCCTGATGACGCTAGGTATTTGACGGTTTCACCATAGGTGTTACCAAAGATGGTTTCCATATTGGTGGTGTCGGCTTTGATTGCTTCGATTCCTCGGCGTGCCCATTGCGGGGCAAACGATGAAACACCCTGCTTGCCGTATGGGAGAACCATGCTTCTCACGAAGTCAAGTCGTGGGGTGTCTGGGATTAGTTCGCTTGCTGCGATTTGTGCAACTGGACCTACACCTGGGACGCTCAATACCTGAAATGCTCCGCGCACAGGGAACTGGAGAAGTGAGCCTGCCCATCCCCCGACTGGGAAGTTGAATACATGCTTGCCGCTTGTTGGGTCTTTGCCGAACCAGCCTGCACCGATATTGTCTGGGTCTTCGCTGTTGTAGTTAACAGCGTTATATGCAAGTTGTGTTTTGCGGATTCGCGATGGGTCTTCGATGAGATAGCCAGCGTATTTGGTGAGCGTTTCACGGAATGCTGTAGCAAATGGTGCTATCACACGAAGCATATCTTCGAAGTTTGATTTGCTTTGGGCGTTGTACAGGATGTCTTGGAGTTCTTGTACGGCAATTGACGATGCGAACTGTTCTAGTTCTTCGATGGTTGCGTCACCAGTTGCAGCCTTGTTGAAGATTGCATCATAGTTTTTTTTGTTTCCAACGTATTGTTCTACTGAAATTTCCCTACCAGTTTGCGTGCTAATTTCTGCCGCATAACGGGTGATGTTGGTGCGTAGTGTTGCTTGTTCTGTTGGAGAGAGCAAGAATGCTTTATCTGCTACTTCCTTGTAAAAGGCTTGTCGGTATAGCGGTGAACGTTCTAGTTCTTGTGTTGAGCGCCCTACAAGGCTGTTGAAGAACCACTTAACACCCGTGTCTAATGCTTGTGAGATTTTGTCTAGACCAACGGTTTTGCCTTTTTCTACACGGGCAGCAACTTTGACGGTTGGGGCAAGCAAGTTTTGTGCGCCCTTGTAGTTGATGTGTTCACGTAGTGCTTCGCTACCGAATAGTCCTGGGTCTTTTTCTTTTGTGGTGAATGCGCGTCCAGGTGCTACTGGTTGGATTTCTGCTACCTCACGGTTGATTAAGGTTCCAGGGTTGAACGGGTCTTCTACTGATGTTTGCCTGATGTTGACAATCACGCCTTGACGGTCATCTGCAAGGTCCACTAGTCCGCCTACGCCGCGTGGGTTGTTTGGTTCTCCAGCGACATAGGTTACGGAGTCAAGTGTTTGTTCTACGCGGCGTGCAATTACTGCTTCGTCTGTAAGTTCTCCAGCAACACGAACGTTCTCCATGAGTGGAACACGGTTGTATCCAACAATAAAACGAAGGTCGTCGTCGATGCGTCCAGATGTTGCTTCTCCTCGGAGGATGGTAGATACTCGTGAGGTTGCCGCACGGTCTACCCAGCCTGCGATGAGGGCGGTGTCTGATGCGCTATCAAAACGAACAAATGATGGTTGTCCACTGCCGTCGGTTATGCGTACACCATTGCGGAAGTAGTCGATGATTGCGCCTTTGGCTTGTCTTCCTTCTGCGGTGTCATCAAGAAATCTAACTATTTGTTCAGTGCGTTCTGCTTGCGGAAGGTTCCAAAGTGCTGCTACTCGCGACATGATTGGGTCTGCTGCAATCTGACCGAGGTTATCCACGTATCCAGTGGTGTGTCCTTCGGGGTTTACTGCTCGTGATATAAGAGCAAAATCTTCGCTTCTCAATAAGCGTTCGTTTGCGCCTAATGGGTCTTGGAGATGTTGGTAAACGTTGCGTTGTACTGCTTCTTTGTAGTCACCGAAGATACCGCCAAGTGTCCCTGTTACATCTTCAAGTGCATCTTCAAATGTTGCTACAACGTTTGCTCCTGTTTCATCCATCTTGCCTGTGAGTGTTCCGACGTAGCGTCGTCCAAGAACTGTTTGCATGAAATGAAATGGGTGAGTAAAGAATGATTCGTAGCCTTTAGCGCCAATGCGAATGTGTGAGTCAATCATGTTTCTCACGATGTACCCACCAGTAGCAAGCACCATTGGTTTCCAGACTTCTTGCTGGAGTTGTTCTGCTGCCCCGATAAGCGCACGTTCGCGACCATCTTTGGTACGGAGTGCGTGGCGCAATACTTTGTTGCCTGTAATTGCACGGAACTTACGGTAATCGGGAAGAACCTGTACGTGGTCTACTAGTTCGACAAGTGCGCTTGGTCCCTGTATTCTGAGTTTATCTAGGTCGGCTTCGCTAAAACGTGCAAGTTCATCTTCGCTGATGTATTGGCGTAGAAATTGAATTAGCCCGCCGTCATCCAGTTGACCGTTTTGGTCGACACCATATACACGGAGTTTTGCACGCTCGTCTTTAATGTTCTTTACTGCCTGCTTTGCTACTGATATATCACCACCTGCGTGTTCGGTGATTACTTCCAAGAATTCGTCATAGAGTTTTTCGGTTGCTTCGCGGCGTGTCGCGGTGTTTTCAATGCTGAATGCTTGCATTGCTTTGCCCATAAATTTTTCATAGGTTTCTGGCAACTGTTCGTTAATCTTTAGACCTTGCATCCATTTGCGATAAGTGCCAATTGACTTAGAGCGTTGCATTCCTGTGCCGTTAATGATGGCTTGCTGGTTTGGTATCTCTGTCCAGAAACGACTGTTGCGCATTGAACGGTATAGAGGTACACGTTCACGGGCGAATTCGCGGGCAGCAAATGTTGCTCCTGTGCCTGTTACATCGGAGATAGACCGTGGAAGAATGCTTGAACCTTGTTCTTTCCCCAGAACTGCGGCGGCTTCACCGAGGATTGCTTTTACTTTGGTTGGTGAGTCTGCTCTAGCAAGACGCATTGCAACTTCTGGGTCGATTCTGTCACCGAAGTCTTCCAAGATTTTTGCTGCGGCGCGACCAATCTGGTTGTCTGCGTCGGCACCTGTAAGTGCGCGTGAAGCAATGTTGTCTGTTGCTGTTTTAGCATGCGTTGCTAGACGGTCTACCATTCGCCCTGCACGGGTGTTCTTATCAAACCATGTGTAGAACTTTGATGAAGTGAATGCAATGCTTTCGCGTGCGTCTAATCCTGCTTCTCCGCGTGCAATACGTGCGGCTGCTTCGCCTGCTTCTTTGGTGATGGACGGTATCTTGTCGGTTTGTACTACACCGCTTTTGACTAGTTGGTCTGCAATTGCTTGCGAAACTTTGCGTGTCCCTGGAATACCTTTTGCTAGTTCTCCAGTCTTGGCTGCTTTGAGTGCTTGACCTGCATAAAGTGTTGGGTCGGCAAAGATGTTTACGCCAGCGTCTAGAAAGCCTGACAGTAGTGAGTATTCTTTTGAGCCTGGGGTGAAGACCATGTCTGCTGCACCACGACCAATAGTCCATGCGTTGCCGTTGATTGTTCCACGGAACTCGCGTGCTTTTTGTGCTTGTGTCTTTTGTGCTTCGCCACCGAAAAAGAAACCTGTGCCTGCGTCTTTGCTGCCAGCCATTTGACCTAACTGTGTGGATGCAAACCATCCGTCTACACCTGCTGGGTCGTTACCTGAGAATGCTTGTGATGCAGCGTTTTGTACTAGGTCTGGTGTGAATTGCAATGCAGCAAATGTCCAACGTGACAATGCTTTTGCTTTTCCATAAACTTCGCGCTGAAACCAACTACCTTGTTCTTGTTTAGGTTGTGGTGTATTGGTCGTTACATATTGTTTGCCAGCAACGTTTGCCACGGCATCAATTGCTTGTTGTGATGGGTTTTGTTTTGCTAAATCAAGAATGATGCGTGGAGAAACCCACGGTGACTGACGGTAAATTTGTGCGGCGGCTTGTGCTTGTTGTGGTGTTACTGTCTTAGCAAATTTTGCTTGTGCCGCAATGTTGGCTTGTGCGTCTTTGTCGTTGTTTGATTCGTCGACTGGGTCGAATGCACCAAATAATCCCATTAGTATCCTTCACGTATGTATGAGTCCAGCATGTCTGCGAGTTCTTCGCTTGGGTATGTTGCGTAAAGTGCGCGTAGTTCATCAAGGATTGGGTCGCTGTTACGCGGACCGATGTATCCACCTAATTGCTGCGTACGTCCTGGTCCAAATGGTGCGCCAGCAGTAAGAGGTTCGTCAGGTCGTTCTGTTGGGCGGTTAAGTGGACCCATTGAACCTGGTGCTACACGTGGTTGTTGTGGTGTAGCGGTTGGTGCTACATCTGTTGGTGGGGCTGCCATTGGTACTGCACGTTGTGCAGCCATTTGTTTTCCTGCTTCACCATAAGTTTGACCTGGTGCTGCTTTTGCTGCAATTTTTTTTGCAGGGTTACGAAGGTCTGAACGATTCGGATATTGCTTTGCCATTAACCTAACCTACCTGCTAGTGAGAGAACACCGCCAGGTGTTCCTGGTTGTGCTTCTGCTCCTGCAGGTGGTCCCCCAAGTTGTGATAGGAGTCCTTCGATTCCTGCTGGTCCGCCTGCTGTTGGTGCTTCTGCACCCATGCCTGGCATTGCTAGTCCTGGCATTGCTTCAGGTGCACCTTGCTCTACTGGTGTTGCTTGACGTTGTTGTGCGCGTTCGTTGGTGCGACGTACAGCCTCGTGTAGTGGCACGTTTTCTTCCACTGTAAGTTTCGTCAAGTATGCAAGGTCTTCTGGTTGGTATGGTCCGTTAGGGTCAGCGGCTTGCGCTTGAATCGAAGATAGCAATGCTGCTTCTACTGACTCTGCGGTGATGCGGTCCTTTTCCAACTCTGGGTCTGAGATGAGTGGGTCGGCTTCGCGTGCGGATTCTTTTGACATGAGTCCTGTTCCGAGGCGCTGTCCAAGTCCAACGATGAGTCCGTTGACGTCTGCACCTGATGATGGATAGTTTACGTAGTGGAAGTCTGTTTCCCAAATTTTGTTTGGAACGTAATCGATGCGTCCGCTTGATTGGCGTCCTGGCATGAAGAACGATTTGGACATGTTTCCAAAATACGATTTCTCCAAAGCAATAGCAATCTTGTCTTCTTCAAGGAGTGATTGAGAGAAGATTGATTGTGCTTCTTGCACGCGGAAGTCTACGGTTGCTGAGAGGACTGATTCGCCGCGGCGACCAGTACGAATGTTGGTTCCAGATTCGCCACCGAACTCAGCAGGGATAGCACCTTCAAGACGCTCTTGGCGTTCCAAGCGGTCTAGCGCAACATCAGTTTTGTATCCAGGGTTTGATTGCAACTGTTGAATGTCGCCACCCTTAACAACACCAAGTTGACCAGTCTTACCATCAGCAATCTGCAAGATTTCTGGGTTCTCGCCTGGGCGTGCTACGAGGTATTCGTCTGGGAAGATGCCGCGTTCGATAGCAATTTCGGTGAGTGCTTGCAAACGTGCACGTGTGTAGTACATGCCCATGACACCGTCGAACTGTCCTTTTGGTAGGTCAAGGGTGATGCGTTGTGGTACGACTGCTAGTGGGATTCCTGCACGGTTAGGGATGCGTTCTAGTTCTACAACTTCTAGACCTGAGCGTTCCTCTGGTGAAAGTGTTTCCGTGTTCTCTGGACCCATCACACAGCAAATGATTTCGTTCTCATCAACATATTCAAGGATGACGTATTGGGTATCGAAGCGTACTTTGCCCATGCGCAAGCGTCCGATGACTTGTTCGCCGTAGTTGGAGATAAGCCATGATGCTGGCTTGAGGTAGGTGAAGATGCAGTCGTCTGGGACTAGGTTATCTGGGTCGTCCGATGGTGCTGCGTATGTGTCTAGTGGGTTTCGTACTGACCATTTTGGTGAAAGGTTCTTGAAGTCTGGGCGCAGCATGACTGGGCTTGATGAGTATGCGAGAAGGTGACGTGCGCGGCGTCGCATTTTCAAATCCATTTTGTTTGTATCCCACATGGATAGGATTGCTTTGCGGCGGGTGCGTGATAGTTCTTTGCTTCGCTCGTTGCCTTCTTTTACTGGCGGGAAGTATGGCATCGGCATGGTGGATGCGACACGCATAGACGTCTGGTCCAAGCCTTGTACGAGTAGGTTGGCTGTTGAGGTGCGTGCGTTGCGGTCTAGTTCGTTCAACGGTACGATGACGTCGCCGTTGGCTAGGTCGCGGACGCGGCGCATTTGTGCGAGCACTGGTCCTTGTGTTTCTCGACGTGATTTGTAGAGACTTACAATTTCTTCGACGGTAATTGCCACTAATCAACCTTTGCGATGTTAAACCTGGTGGTTATAGCATACACAAGTGTTATATCCATGAGGGTCGCCACTGTCTTGGTGGACGTTTTATTGTGGTGAGGTTCGGTGCGTGTAGACATGCGAACCATAACGCCATTGCTAGGTCGGTTCCGTTCTTTTTATCGCGGGTCCACTTGCAAAGTTCGTCTACGAGGGCAAGTGTCTTCCAGTTTCCGCGCATTGTTGGTAGTCGGAGTGCGCCTGAGCGTGCAAGTGTTGGGATGATTGCTTCGATTCCTAGGTTTTGGTCTAGTTTGTTGCGGGCTGTGGTGTGCGGGAGGATGTTGACACCCCATTTGGCTGTCCATTTGCGTACAAAGTCGTGTTGAAGTAGGAATCGTTGGGCTGCGTTGATTTCTACGATGATGTGGGACACGGGGTAGCCGAGGTATTCGGCGCGTTCGCACCATTCTTGGAGGATTCCTGTGAATGAGCCGTCGGTTGTGTTGTATCCGAGGAGGTTTTCTGCTGTGAGTTTGGTTCTTTGAATGTCTACGATGTGATACAGGTTGTGTTCTGGTTGGTAGAGCATCCAGATGAGTCCCCAGAATTGGGTTGGGGATGGGTCAATGCTGATGATGGAGATAACTGGGGCGCGTAATCCTGGTGGGATGTGTTCTGGTAGACGTTCGTTGTCTATGCACCCTGAGTAGAGTACGCCGTCTTGTCCTAGTCCGCCTGTAATCCACGTTCTATCAACAAGATATGTTTCGTCGGCGAGGTCTTCTTGTTGGTAGATGACGCGGAAGCGCTCATTGTTTGAAGAACGGAGATACGAGAGGTCTTTCCACGAGAGCCTTTTGGGGTCAAGTAGCGGTCCATTAGGGTAAGCAGGCGAGTCAAGACGCCTGGATTTAGGACCAGTATCCAGGTCTTCGTAGTACGCCTTGTAAATAATATGCTTATATTTTTGTTTCTTGGTGGGTTCGGGTTTCTCAAGCACATTGGAAGTTGTGACATCTTCGCCATCATAGTCATCTTCGTCGAGGTCATACGTTACTTTATTAAGACAGTGAGCGTATAAGTCACCTGAGCCGAGGCGCTGTCCTACGACTACGAGTGTGCCGCCTGGGTCTACACGTGCTTCTGCCATTGAGTCCCAGCGTTCTAGGAGTTTGTCACGGGCTGTGGATTCGCGTGCGTTCTCTGTGGAGGCTACGTCGTCAAAGAGGCAGAGGTCTGCACGGTGTCCGATGAACTCGGCGTCGATACCATAGGCACGGACGGTTGGTTCTTTGTTGTCTAGCCCGTTGCCGTCTAGTTGTTCAACAATGAATTCTTCGGCACGCCATAGCGCACCTTTGTCTGCGGGTTTGAATCGCCCGTAGTCAATGGAGAGGCATCCTTGTGCGTCTTGGGCTAACCCTTTCTTTGCTAGTTCCGTGTCAGCGAGCATAGGGTTGGGGCGTTCCAAAGTTTCGCGAATTCGGCGGCTGTACATTTTGGCTAGGTTTTGGTTGGCGGAGCCGATGAGTACACGGATGGCACGGTTCTTCACAATTGCCCATACCGCAACATCATGGAACAGGGTTGACTTACCAGCGCCAGGTGGGACGTTGAGACAGATGAATTCTTTTTCTTCGCTGTCTAGGGACTTAACTATTTCTAAGGCGGCTTCTACTTGCCATGGTGCGGAGACTCGTCCTAGGTAGTGTTCTCTGAAGAATTGGAAGTCGTCTAGTCCTCTGCGTGCTTCTGGGGTAAGACGGTCTAACGGTATGGCTGGGGGTAGGTCTGCTGCTTCGGCTAGGTCCATTGCGTCTTCCCATTGGACGCCACCTTGACGGCGGGTGTGTTTGGTGAGTTCTATTGCTGCGACATCGGCGTTTGCTTTGGCTACTTTAGATTTCTTTATCCAGTTGTAACCTGTGTTGGGGTGAACACCTGCGATGCGGCATGCGTCTAGTGTTGTGTGTCCTGAGTGGATTGCTTGCCAGAAACGTGCTTTGTCGTTTGCTGGAACCTTGCGGATTCCTTGTGCCATGTTCCCCTTAGTATATGTTTATTTTTTGCGCGTGTCTTTTTTGTTT